CCCGTGGCCGTGCCGTCTACTGATCCAAACGTGTTGGAGGTGCTGGTGATGGTGCCGAAGGCCATAAAATCAGACGGTGACGGAGTCGATGACGTTGACGCGGAAGATTTCCGAACGGGTCACGGACGAGCCGGGGAAGACGAACTTGATGTCCCAGCGCCCGAGGCCGATGGCCCAGTCAGCCGTCGAGCCGGGGTAGGCCACCGTGAAGGACAGGCCGTCGCCCGCCTTGGTCACGGTCATCTGGTACTGGTTGAACTGCTTGTCCTCGAAGGTCGAGGAGAGGGTCGTGGTCAGCAGGTTGGCCGGGCCGGAGGCGCCGGGAGTCCACGAGAATACGCAGGCGAAGGAATTGCCCCTCGAGATGGTGACGGTGTTTGGGCAGCTCATCGGGTCTTATTCTTGCGTAGGATGGAAGGGGGGTCAGACCGGGTCCAGTTTTCCGATGGTGTAGATTTCGTTGGCGTCGATGTCGGGGATCACTTGCGAAGATTGCTGGGGGTCAGTCCAATCGTGCGCGTCCTGTGTGATGGTGAACGTACCTCCGTCGGTGCCAACGTCTTCACCAATCAGTTCCATGAAGTCCTGGTTCTCTATTTGGTCGGGAGGCCCGTACAGAAAGAGGCCCATGCCGAATTGGCTTTCCGCAGGAATAGGAGGGTCTGCTTCTGGGTCTCCCGGATTGCCCTCAATCCAGTAATAAGGAGAGTTCCAAAAAGTATTAGGGCCGTACCACGCACGGCACCTGAACGGCGAGCCGCTTTCCCAGATGAAAGCCTTGGGAAATGCTTCCCCGGTGGTATCCATCCAGATACGGGAAAACCTAGTCCATTTAGGGGGAAATCGGTTTAGGTATCTGAAGTTAAAAAAAGTAATGGGCGACCTTACCCGACCCCAAGTCGGCAGGCTTCCAGTCGTTCCTCCGATGCGGTCAGGCATCAGACTCCGGCCCAGTAATACAGGGCGGCGCGGTTGCCGATCTTAAGACGCTCGGCCCAGACGGAGCCGGAGATGGTCTGGTCGACGGTGAAGGTTTCCGGGTTGCCGATGTTACGCGCCACGGCCATGAGGATGAAGCAATACTCTTCCGTGTCCGTGAGGGTCGTCTGGGACTGGACAATCGTCGGGTAATGGACGTCCGTGATGTCTGATACCGGGAAGATGGGGGTATCGGTCGTGTGGTCTTTGACGCCGACCCGGAGGTAGACGTAAGTGTCCTCGTTGATGAGGAAGTCGATGGTCGCCGGCAACTGGGTGCCCGAGGCGGGTTCGTCGAACGGAACCAGGTTGTTGACCATGCCCGAACAGACGTTGGCGCGGTAAAGGTCGCCGGCCTCGCTTTCGACGACGAAGGGATGGAACTGGAACGGATGCTCGCACGCGTCCGCATCGTCGTCCTGGGCGGCGCAGCTCCCCGTGGTCCGATAGTCGAAGTTCTGCTCCGTCCAATCCGCCGGACCGACGAACTCCTCGAACCAGTCGGTATTCGCGGCCGTCAGTCCGTCCATCGCCGTCTTAGTCGAGGCGTTGGCGATGTTGGGCCAAGCCGGGTCTGCGTCTCTGTTGATATTATACGGGTCGTTCGTCTCGTTCAGGTCATCCCGATTGGTCAGGAATGTACCGTTGAACTGGCAGGGGATATGCAGGTCGATGGGTCCGACGATATGCTGGTCGATGGTGAAAGTGATGCTGTCAGCGAATGACGTGGCGTAGACGATGGCGATCAGTTTGACGTCATAGCCCCACTTGACGGGGTTGAAATAGGTCGTGTGACAGTTGCCCCAGTCCTTGGTCCCGCCGATATCCGCGGAGGTATACCCGGTCATCTTGTGGATGTTCGTCGTGTTGGCATACTCCGAAGGCCCGGTCTCGGAAAAGATGGTGTCCTCGATGGAGTCGCCGGACTTGAAGATGGAAACCCAAGGCGTCTCGGCGTTCAGGAGGTCCGAGTCGGTGTCGTCGTTGGACTGGTTGATGTCGAACTTGCTGACCGTGATGTAGTAAGTCCCCGCCGAGTTGATGTTATAATAGCCTCCGCCTTCCATCCAGATGGGCGAACCAGCGCCGGCCGTTCGGGAGATGCCGGTGCCGTAGACCGCCACCTTGCTGAGCCATGCCTGGCGTTTGTCGTAATGACCGCCGAACTTGACGCGCGGCATATTGCTCTGGGTGAAGGTGACCGTCCCCTTGGCGATCTGCAGCTTGTTGTCCACGCCGACCTTGATGCTGCGGACTTGGAACTGCTGGAACGACTCGGTGGCCGACCCTGCTCCTGCGTCTGCGAAAGGCTTCTCCGTGTTGAGGGTGAAGCCGTACCCGCTGGAGGTGAAGCCGTACCCGCTGCCTGGTTGTGCCTTGCTCATGAGGGTGCGACCGACGCGCTATAGACTTCGGCAGGGTAGCCCTCGCGGTTGAACCTAATCTCATAGTTGACCTTAAAAATCTTGGGCGTTCCGGAGGATTGGACGCAGTAGTCTTCAAAGCTGACCTGAGACAACATGATCGTGGGGCGGGCCTCGCCTTTGACGGTTGCCGTGAAAGTTGTCCCGATGTGGGTTGGCAATAGTTTGATGCCTCCGAAAGAGTTGGTCGTGCTGGTCTTTCCGACCGCGTCACGGAGGGTCGCGCAATCACCTGAAGTGTTCGTGTAGATGACTCCGGAGAAAGAAGTCGTCGGAGCGAGGTACTGATTCTTGCCGTAGAAATATTGCTTTGCGGGGGTCGATGAATCCTTGAAGCCGACGAACGACCCGGCGTTGGTGGCGGTCCCCTTGGTGAAATGAGCGCCGAAGATCCCGCCGACCTTTTCGTTCTCCGAGATTGTCGAGTTCGCGAAGGTCGTGCCGTCGCCTGCGATGGCCGTGGTGAAGCCCGTGACTGGCCCGAAGAAGTTCGGGTGGGTGACGATGTGCTCGGAAGTCAGTCCGTTGGAGGCCGTGACGTTCGGGTTGGTCTTGCCGCCGGTCGTGGTGGTGCTGTCGATGCCGACGTATTCCGCGACGATCGTATCTACCTTGAGCGGTCCTTTGGTCAGGGTGTACTTATGGACGAAGAGGTCGGAGTAACTTGGGTGGACCTGACCGCCCACGACCGCAGTCCCGGACGACGCCGCGTCGACGGAGAAGGTGGCCGTCCCGGTGATGAGGCCATAGCCGTCCGTCGTATAAGTCCCTCCTGGGTTGAGGAGTTTGCCGGACAGGTTGTTGCCGTTTTGAACGAGGGCCATGGTTATTTGTTCTTGGTGAGGAGGGCGGCGCGCGAAGGCGAGGCGTTAGCCGGGGTCGAGGGAGTGGCGCCGGAAGCGGTGACGTCGGCGGCAGGTGATGCTGTCTTGTTGGACGCGATGATCTGGAGGTAGGCGAGTTGCTCGCGCTGGATGGCCTGCTGCTCTTGGAGGGCTGTCACGACCGGGTTCTGGCCGACGCCGATGATGTTTCCGGACATCGAGTTAGGTGCGGACAAGCCTTCCTTGCCTGTCTGCTTGGCGGCCTTGACCTTGGCTTCCTCCTCTTCCTTGCGGATGCGTTCGGCGGCCTGCTTCTGTTTGCGCTGGGTTTCTTCCCAGTTCGCCATGGCCTTGCCTTCATCGGAGCCGCTAAAGGCTTCGAGGGCCCTTTTCTGGACGTCTTCCCGATTGGCCATGTTAGCCGTGAATCGTGGGTTGATGAGGTAGTTGGCCATGTTCTCGCGGCGGAGCTGGTCTAGAAGTTTCTGGCCTTCGGGCGTAGTCTCAAGGAACATCTTGGTCTTTTCAGCTCTGCCTTCCTTGGCCGACTCGGACTCCTTCTCGCGCTCCTGACGCTCCTTGAAATACATCGCCATCCGGCGTTCATGAGATGAGACGAACATACTGTCCCCCTTGGCGAGCAGATCCAAACCTTCTTGCGCTCGACGGCGGGCGTCCGCGATAGCCCCTGAGACGCTGCTGATGGCAGACTGAAGCAAGACCATCGGGGCGAAGAATCCAAGGAAGATGTCTTTGAATGAGGTCGAGAACTTTTTCTTGATATCCTCCATCTGCTTGCCGAAGGACACGGTGGCCGCCTTGGCCTTGTCCATGGCCTGCGGGACGTCCGAGGTCGTCTTGATGTTAAGCTCCAGGGATTGTGCCATCGTCGGGTGTTTCCTTTGCAGGATTGGAAGGGGGCGCAGCCGCGGCGGCCTGCTCCTTGGCCAGTTCTTCGGCGATGAAGGCTTCCTCTTCCGGGGACATGATCGCCACGTCCGCACCCTTGCGGATAGCCAGGGCGGAGTTCAGCCAGATGGCCTGACACTCGGGCATCTCCCACGCCCGCTTCTCTTCGATGCCGTTGGCGATGAGGTTGGCCACGATGGACAGGGGCCACGGGACGCCCTTGTCCCCGCCCCCGCCCGCCTTGGCCTTGGACTGCTCCCAGAACTTAGGCCAGTCTTGGACGAGGATGTAGCCGGCGAAGGCTTCCAGCAGGCGCTCGAACTTGGCAGGGTTGTTCTCGAGGCTGACGATCCGCAGCTGGTCCCGCCAGCCGATTGCCCCGAGTTGCTCTTCGGCGCACACTTGGCAGGCGAAGACAAGGTCCGCAGGGGTTACGCCGCGGGAGCCCGTCAGAAGCGGGGAGTCCAAGGCCATCAGACGCACCCGGTACTTGAGGCACCAGGGGTAAAGCGAACGACCCAGCAGCCGAAAAGGCGCCGGGTCGACATAGGCATTTAAGAAGCGTCGGTCCACTTCCTTGATGCTGTCCCCTTTGCGGGGAAGTCAATTACATCGAGATGCCTTCGTAGTCGATGGCCGTGATGGACACCGACGTGAAGCCTTGGGACGAGCCCTTGTCATCAATCTTCGTGATGACTCCCGTGAAAGAAGCCGAAGCGGAGCCAGAGGGATAAGCCGAATTCGTGTTTGCCGTGAAGGAGAGAGTGCCGCCGAGGGCGGGCATGGTGGCCGTCTTGGCGATGCCTTCGACCGTGATCTCGGACTTGCGGTCATCGAGACGGTGGGTCTTGGTCAGGCCATTTTCATCGACGACCGTGGCCTCGGAGTTGAACGAGGACGTTAGGGTGTAACTCTGGACGAAGAGGTTGGTGACAGTACCGGCGATACCGTAGATGCAGGTGGTTCCGTTAGAGATGGCGGCCATTTGAATATGCGGGCTTTGGAATGATTAGGCGGCGGGCAGGACGACCAGCACGTCGAACGAGAAAGCGGTCGCCCAGGAGCGTTCATCGATGCCCTCGTCTTCGGACCCGATGATGACATCGTAGCAGGTCGCGTCGGTCGAGGTGACGAAGGCCGCTTTGATGCTGGTCAGGTCACGCATATTGCCGGACAGGGCGGCGCAGCGGGCGCGGTGATCGGCGAGGGTCGTGTCGTCGGCGTTGGAGAAGAGGGTGATGCGGACCGAGCACGAGTAGTTGCCAAGGCCTTCGGGGAGGTCGCCAGGGGCACGGGCGGAGTCGCAGAGGACCACGGCCTTGGGCAGGGTCTGGGTCGCGGCGCTGTCCCCGGTGAGGAACGTGACGGCGGTCAGCCCGGTCTGGGTCGAGAGGTAGGTGGCGAGGGTGGCCTCGACGATGTGACGGATGGATTTGGTGCCCATAAATTGGTTAGCGTTTTCGTCCTGAATTAAAGTCGGAAACGTCTCGCTTAAGAAGTTGGTCAAGGTCTCGGTTCATGCGGAGAACTGCGTTAGAGTAGACCATGCCCTCGACGTTGTTAGCGGTAGCCTTTTCTCCGGCGTTACCAATCAGGTTAGAAAAGCTAAGGCTGACGGCCTTGGTGCTGGCGTAAAGCTTGTGGTTGCTGTTGCCAGGGAATTTCTTGACGTAGCCGGCCACGCCCTTGCGACCGAAGTTCTGTTCGACGCCCTTTTTCTTGGGCTTGGGTAGGGTCTGCATGACGTTCCACCAGCCGGACTTAAGTTTACCGACAAGGTTCTGTTGTTCTTTGATATAGGCGTTCAGGTCGGCCTTAGACTTGACCAAGAACTTACCAAGGTAGTCGCCCTGATGGCGGATGATGCGGGTCTTGCCCTGCCTGTTGGTATACTTGTAGCGCCGATGAATCGGGGCGATGTCTTCGACGACCTTGTTGCCCATGCGAAGGCTGGTGGCGTTGAAGAAGTTCTGGGCCTTGCTGTAAGCACGCAGTTCGTCGTTATCCGCCACAATCTTATTGATGATCGGGTTGTCGAAGTTGGCGACCTTCTCCTGGGCGGCTTTCTTAGCAATCTGGAAGGAGGCGAAGTCTCCGTTCTTCGCCGAAGCGGCTATGTTGTTGAGAAGCATGGCCCCTGCTACGCGGCCCTTGTCGTTGACTGCCACGAAAAGCTTGTTGATGTCTCGAGCGACAGCCCGCTTTCCTTGAAGTTCGGCCTGCTTGGTTTCTCCCTTGCCGCCACCTTCCCCGAAAGGAGGGGTGAAGATGATGGCGTCGCGGCACATCAGGGCGGCTTCCCGCAGCGCGGCGTATTCCATGGTCCATCCAGCTTCCTGGGCGAAGGTAGTGAGCATCCTATTGAAGCTCGCCACGTTCTGGTGGATGACCATTCCCACGGCGGGTTACTGGTTATCGTCGATGACGACGAGCGTGATCCAGGCCGACCCGGGCTTGTAGGTCTGGCTGGTGATGCGGACGGTCTTCCCGCCGGCCACGATTTTCTTGCCTTGGCCTAGGGAGGCGATGGGGACGCCACCCGACAGTAGGGCCGCCGATGCCCCCATAGACCCGTCTGGCTGGCTCCAGGAGGCCGTTACAGCGGGGAGCCTGACCGAGTACTGGGTCCGTTCCATATACCCCCCTGCTTCGAGCACGGTCGAGACGGCGGGGTCGGAGATAAGGCAGGAGAAGGTGATGGCCCCGGAGTTGGCCGACCCGGCCACGCCGAAGTCCGCCACCATCTCTTTGGCGTCGTTAAGAAACTCGGTTCCGTAGAGGCTCATCCTATACTTGCCCGGATTGGATTAGGGCACAAAAAAGGCCCCCATTGCTGGGAGCCTCGTTTGAAGCCTTAGGCCGCTATTAGGCGGTCTTGAGGCGGTGCAGGGAGGTCGCGCGACCGACAGCGGCACCGAAGAGCAGCGTGGCGGTGACGTTGTAGAAGCCGGACTGTTCCTGACCCATGAGGATCTGGACGCCGAGGCCGGTGTCCGCGTCGACAGCGTTGGCGACTTCGAAGCCAGGGATTTCCGACATCGGGAGGGCCGAGGCCACAGCGATGGCGTCAGCGCCGCAGGCGAAGCCAGCGAGGTCTTCGCTGTTCGTCGGGAGGCTGTTCCACTGGTAAACGGCAGCACCAGCGAGGGTACCGATCTGGCCGGAGGTCAGGATGCCGGCACCGAGGACGGAGTTACCGATGATGGTCGCGTCGCCGAGGAGGCCGTTGGCGTAGGTCGGGTTCAGGATGAACGCGCGGGGTTCAGCGGCCTTGGCGGCGTCGAGCACGCCCTTGGCGGTGACGACTTCAGCGTAGGTGAGGGCCGCGCCGGTGTTCACCGAGGAGGCGTAGTTGGCGTTCAGGATGAGGGCGCCGATTTCAGCGAGGCACTTTTCAGCGAGGGCGTTGGAGGCCGTCGGGACGAAGGCGTTCGAGAGGAACTGCGCGCCGTACGACTTGACGTTAAGGGGCGAGAAGCGGCTCGACACCTTGAAGTGCTTCAGGGTGACGTTGGCGGCGGTGATCGTCGCGTCGTCCTGGGTCAGGTATCCGCCGGAGCCGAACTCCGTTGCGGTGGAGACGCCGATTAGCGGAACTTGGACGGTGGCTCCGGCACCCGACTCAGCGGCGGTGAAGACGCTGGAGAAGGCACGGAGGGACGGGAGCTTGCCCTTGAGGGAAGCGATGACGGCTTCCGCGAGGATAGCCGGAGCGTTAGCAATGGAGTTAGCCATATGTGTGTTTTAGGAGATTGAGGTTAGGGGGAAATTAGATGCACGCCTTGATGATGGCGTTGCGGTGTTCGGCGAAGTAAGCGTTACGCTCTTTGCTGCCGACAGGGAGGGACATGAAGGTCGCGAGGTGGTCGACGGCTTCGGCGGTGGGCTTGCCATCCGCGGGGCTGAGTTCGACCGGGGAGACGCCGACGGAGGCCACGATCTTGGCGGCTTCCTTGGAGGCGCTGACCTTGGTGGCTTCGTGCTGCTCGACGAGGGCCTTGAAGGACTCGGACTCCTTGACGGCCACTTCGAGGGCGGCGGTCAGTTCGGCGAGCTTGGCGTCCTTGGACGCGGCTTCGACCTTGAGGCTTTCGAGTTCGGCAGAGACGCCGACCGTCATCTTTTCCACAGTCGTGCGGAGGTCGTCGCGTTCGGCGGTGAGGCCAGAGACGGCGGCGGTGGCGGCGAGGAGTTGCTCTTCGATGGTCATCTTGAATATGCTGTTTATGGAATTAGAACGAACGCAGGGCGTCGTTGAAGGAGTCAGCCAGACCCGTGACCAATCCCTGGGCGGCGGCCTGCTTGCCGGAGAAGACCTGGCCTTCCATGGCTTCGGCCTTAACCATCTTGCGCTTCATGTTCACGGCTTCCTTGAACTCGGCGTGGATCGTGTCGACGCCGTCTTGGAGGTTGCCGAGTTGGCCTTCGTCGAGGGACGTGCCTTCGATGCCGGCGCCCTTGAACTTGCCGGACTTGATGACGACCATCTTGATACCGGCCATCTTGGCGGCTTCGGAGTAGTCGGGGATGGCCATGTAGACGCCTACGGAACCTACTGAACTTGACGGGCTGGCGGTAACTTTATCGCTGGCCGAAGAAATCCAGTATGCGGCGGATGCCATCTCGCTGTCGGTATAGGCCATCGTGGGCTTGCCGAGGTTGCGAATCTTGTTGGCGAGTTCTTCGACGCCCGTGACCGTGCCGCCAGGGGAAGAGACTTGGAACGCAATCTTCTCGACCGCAGGGTCGGCAGCCATCGCGTCGACCTGATCAGACAGGTCGTTGATGTCCACGGCGCCCATCATCTTTTCGAGGGGCGAGAGTCCTTTGCCGATGACGCCGACGACCGGGATGATGCCGATGCCATCGACGACGTAGGGCTTAGGGGCCACGCCGAAGAGCTGGGCGAGCATATCGGTGAAGCCGAACTTCTCGGCGAGGACAGCGTGGTCCTTGGCCTTGGTCGGGTCGATGAGGAGGGGCTCGCGGCCCGACAGTCCGTTGGTGAGGAAACGCATAATGAAATTAGGAAGCGGGTTGGTCGGGGGTCACGTCGGAGTCGTCATCATCGATGTCGTCCTCTGCGGGTTCAGCCTGCGGGGCCTCGGGGCCTTCCTCGACGTCTCCGCTGATCGTGCCGACCGGGGTGTTGGACGGACGGAACAGCAGTTCGAACGGGATGCCGTACTTGGCGGCCAAGTCCTTGATGTGGACCATGTCGGAGGCGCGCTTGTCCATCTCGGTGCGGAAGTCTAGGCCGCGCTGGGCGTAGAGTTCGGACATGGAGAGGAGGCCCATCTCGACGTCAGCGCGGTCGTTCGCGGCTTCACGGCCAGCGTCAACGGTGACAGACTTCGGGGTCGTCCAGGATACGCGGTTCCAATCCGGGTCGTCAGGGATTTCGCCGGCGGCGATACCTTGGCCGATGATGTAGCCCCACGTCGGGACGCAGAAGTTCTCGATCATGATGGTCTGATACTTCGAGAAGACGCGGCCAGCCTTGGCGGTGATCAGGCGGACGGTGGCGCCGCCTAACTTGGAGGAGTCGCCGACGAACTCGTAAGGCAGGACGCCCATGCTGATGTCGCGTTCGAGCGCCGCAAGGAAACCGGTGAAAGTCGAGTTTGGGCGGTTGCTCTGGAAGGAGTCCATCGACTCTCCGGGTTCGAGGGCGATGACCTTGCCGCCCATCGTGTTGGCGAGGTTGGAATAGGAGCCGGTGGCGTTGCCTAGTTCGTTGGCCATGTCGCCATCGATGACTCCGCCCTGCTTCTTGATGATGCGGGTGATGTCGCCGTTGTCCTTCACGGCCTGCTTTTCGAGGGCCAAGATTTCCATCTCGTCCTGGATGGAGTTGATGGAGTGCTGGAGCAGGGGGACGCCACGGGCGCCGGACGCGTACTCCTGGTCGACCACCATCATCATCGACTGGGCGAGGATCTGGCGGGACGAGCCGTCGGAACGGTAGATGTTGACGGCGATGTATTCGCCGAACGGACCGAACTGGATGCCGTCATGCATACCCTCGGGCACCTTGCCTTCGAGAGGGTCGCCGACGCGGTGGGCTTCCATCAGCTGGAGCTTGGCCTCCCCGGCGCCGTTACGCACCTTGGCGGCGAAGGAATCACCGTCGCGGATCATGCCGCGGAGGAGGATGGACTGGGCCTGGTAGAAACTAAAGCGGTTCGTAATGTCGATGCGCTTGGCCTTCTCGGCGAAGTAAGCCTCATAGCGTTCCTGCATCTCAGGGGTCGACGCGTGGCTCTGGGGCTTGATGCCGTCGCCCACGGTGTAGAGGCAGATGTCCGCTAGGATTTGCTTGAACGGGCCGGAGTTGCGTTCCGCCCAGCGGCACCTGCGGACCATCGTCAGGCGGTCGTAAGGGGTCAGGTCACGGCGAAGGTCACGAGGCTCGGCGCCGTAGGCCGCACGGCGGGCACGCGTCACGCCGATGCTCTGCCAATCGCCGTAGGAGGCTTGCGGCTGCGGGGCGGCGGCTGGCATGGCCTTGGGCGTCTTGGAGGGACGCAGGCTGACGGTCGGAATCTTCTTGCGGGTGGCCATGGAAATTAGTCCTGACGGTTCTGCCAGTCCGTCGAGATGATGGTCCGACGGGCGCCGTAGGTGGCAGGGTCGAGACGCGACAGGGCGAACATGGCTTCGGAAAGCATCTCCTTCGGGGGCATGGCGAACTGCTTGGACGCGGAAGAGCCGGAGTCGGAGTAGGACATCAGGGTCTTACCTTCGGTGATCATGGCGACCGCCTTGGCTTTGATGTCGAGGAGTTCGCACTCCGTAAGTCCGATAAAGAGTCCAGAGGCCATTTAGATATGCCTGCAATGGAAGGCGAAAGGGGGGTACGACGCCCAGCCCACGCCATGAGTCTCTTCCACCCACAACACTAAACGCCGTACCCTTGTAGACAGGTTGCCAAGGGTCATTCGGAAGGCAAGTCGGTTTCGGAAGTTTCCCGCCCAGCGATGCCCCAGCGGACGGCGGCGAGGAGGGCGAGGATTTCAGTATCGAGAGCATGGTTATCGCGCTTCCCCTGGGGAAGTATCCACATTGGCTTACCTGTCCGGCGGTCCTTTACTCGGACTTCGGAGTTAAGCTGCTCGACGTAATCGGGTGAGGCATCAATGGCATATGACCACACCTTTCTAGCCCGGAGGCCGTGGAGCAAATCCTTGCCAGATGTCACTGAGTGAACGATGAGGGTCGCACGCTTCCCATTTAATCCAGGAACAACTATGTATTGTTTCTCAGAATAGAATCGGCGAGTGGTGTTGCCGGTCTTGTCCGTTACGGCGAAGTCCTCATTGCCCGAGCCCTTGGCGGTCTTCCAGTTGCGCTTTGCCGTCTCGCGGTACGTTTCAACCGTGTTGTCTCCTGAGTCCACAAGTACGAGGGCATCATGTACCCCATTATCCTTGATGAACTCTTGCACGTCATTCCATGTCTCTTTTCTGGCGAAAGCCATCAGACGGCTGTGGCCTGTCTTTGCCCATCGGCGAATGGTGACCCAAAAGTGCTGTCCACCTTTTTGCTGAACGTCCACGCCTGCCGTGCGGAAAGGGATGCTCCCGGGGACGGCGTCCTTCTGGTCGACGACGCGGGCCTTCGGGGTGATGGCCGCCTCGGCATCCCAAGGGTCGGACATCTTGTAGTTGGCGGCCTCGGCCAGCGCCACCATCTCGCCGCCCTCTTCGCTCCAAGGCATGGCCAGACGCTTCTGCTTGAAGATGCGCCGCGGCTCTTCGTCGCCGTATTGGTCGTTGGCTTCCTTGGCCTTGAGCATCAGGACGCCCAACTCGCCCCAGCTCATCGTCGCAAGGCTGTTCCAATGCAGGCCGATGTGCCCGGAGTTGGCGGCGACTGATGTGGCCACGAAGGTTCCCCTGGCGTTGGCCTCTAGGCGGGAAGCGTTCGTGTCAGGCAGATGCGTCCGACAGGCAGCGCACTCGTAGGTCGTGCCCACGCTGACCTTGTGCAAGTCCCATGTGCCGGTCGACTTGGCGTCCTCGGGGAACCTGATCTGCTCCCAGACCCATGGCTGAAGGTGGTCGCATTTCGGGCAACGCATATTCCAGTCACGCTGATCCGTCGTCTCGTGCAACTGATGGAACTCCTGCCCAGCCCGTCCGCCCTGGGATAAGAAGATGCGTTTGCCCATCCAACCGAACGCCGTCACGCGTGCGCTCAGTTCGGCCAAGTGTCCGGGAGGCGCCATCCAACATTCGTCGGCGATGGTGTAACGCAGCGAGAGGCGCTGAAGGTTCGCCTCGTTCCAGATGCCGCGGCAATAAAGCGTCATGCGGTCGAAGTCCGCGGTGGTTGACCTGTCGAGGTCGTCGCCCGAAAGACGCGCCTTCACGGGCGGACAGTTGTTCCAGACCGGGCGAAGGTAGCGCAGGGCGAAGTCCTTGGCCTCGGGGTCCGTGGCCTGAAGCACCATCGTCGGGCCGGGAGCGTTGGCGATGATGTGGCAGGTCAGCAAACGGGCGAAGAGGGATTTGCCGGACTGGATGCTGGCGAGGACGGTGAGGAGTTTCGTCTCGGGATCGGCGGCGATGCGTAAGGCTTCGGCGACCCACGGGGTCCGTTCGGCCCTGAACGGCCCGGGCATCGGTGAGTCGGGGATGGCAAGCACGTTGGACTCCAGCCACTCGACGACGTCGCCCGAGTCTGACGGACGCAGGACATCTCGACCGATGCGGAGCAGGTCGGCTTTATTCATCGTGCGTCGAAAGGTCGGCCTTCACACGGCGCACCCAAGCCTCCAGAACTTTCACCGCCTTCGCAGGGTTTTCGGGGTTACATCCCTCTGCGACATCGAGGGCGAGTTTGTCGAGGCGGTTGACGATGCCGGCGGTCATTTCGCGCATGGCCTCGGTCGCTTCCTTCGCCGAGATGAAGTCTCGGGTGAGGATGAGCCGACGCTCCTGCTCTTCCTCGAGCGCCACCAGCGTCTTGAGGGACGCGTTATAACTCGACTGGTACTTCCCCTGGTTCGGGTCGCCCCCTTCCATCGCGGCCTGCCAGACGCCACGCGCCCGGCTGACCAAGGTCCGATGTTCGCTGATCGTGTCAGCCAGGGAGCCGTCATCGAGCTGCGCCGGTGCGGCCTTCGGTGCCGCGGCCCGCTGCACGTTCGCCCGGGCTTCCCGCCACGCCCGAGCCGCGTCGATGGAGTCCGTCGGCATTCCTTCGCGTCGAAGGACCGAGATGCGTTGAGCGGTGACGCCGAGCGCCAAACCCAGTTCTGAGTTAGTGAGGGCCATGCTCAGTTTTGCTCAACCCCTTGTTCCTCTCCGGCGGCTCTGTAAGAAACCTCCGTGGTGTCGGGCCACGCGTGAAGGGGGTGGGGGTCTAGGAGACTCCTTAGTCGGGTCATATGGGCCTTATTCATCGTGCTTCGGGTGTGTGGCGTGGTCGTGCCTGCTTATGTTTGTCGCGTCTGGCATTACAGTGAGGAAACATTCCGCACGCGTCAGAGTTCACGGCGCGTTGGATTTCCTTGGCCCGACTACGCAGCCAGAAGTGGGAGCGTCCGTACATCCTGCCGATCGTGCGGGAGTCCAGGCATCCGGGCAATGACAACGCCCAGCGTACCGTCTCGACGTGACGACGGAAGGGGAAGCTGTCGGTCGCGGCCAGCGCATCGATGAACCCCTTGAGCATGACGCCGACATGGTCTCTACTGATGAACGCCTCGGTCTCCTTACGCAGGTTGTCCCCGTCACGCGTCGACCATGCCGGATGATTGGCGTCCACTTGGAAGACGTGCCGAGACTGCGACATCTCGCGGTAGGGTAGCACGCCGTTCTCCCTCATCTTCTCCTGAAGTTTCTTAGGCTGTGAGAAGAACCACGCGTCAAACGACTTAGCCTCCTTGCCGGGAGCGCTGAGGTCATTGATGCTTGCCTTGGTCACGAGGTGTAGCGTCAACCATCTTGACGGCGGGGCAAGTGGCAAAGGTCAGAGTCTTAGCCTGTATGGATTTTGTTGAAACCTTTTGTGCTCGTTAAACCAAACGTAAGCCCTGCTTCCCGGTATCATTTTCTTTCGCTTTGAAAGCAAAAAAGAGTCATCCATCATCAGTTTTGCCAGCCATTCAGCAGTGATATATATCTCGGGATTAGCGGCGATATACTTGGCGCAATGCAGGACCAAGTCTTTCTTGGTCATCGTTTCAGGGAATGTTTCGAGAGCATCTGTCATGTGCTTCCCAATCCCTGGCCATTCTGGATTTTCAATGCTCATAGTTTGAAATACATATTCTCCCATAGCATCGTCGAGTCGTCGAACTTGACGTAGCCGTAACGGATCATGGTCTTTACATAGGACTCGGTCTTGGCCGTGTCGCCCTCGGCCCGGTCACGGTCAATCATCCGTCGGAGTTGTTCGCGGCTGAAGTGCGAAGGGCATTTGGCTAGCCATTGTCTCATCCAAAGCCTGTGTTCGTCATGCTTGGCAGAGATGGCCTTTCGGCCTAGCTCGGCGAGTTTGAGCATCCTGGCACGATTGGACGCCCACATATCGCGGTAACGTTCCTTGGCCTTGATGATCTCGGCTTTTTTCAGGCGCCTAGGACGGCGCGGTTTTGTCGGGTTGTTCATGGTGGTGGAAATGTATCCCTGTATCTTGCCTCTAGACCCAGACCTAGGCCGGCGTCAGCCAAGGCCGTAGGGACTGGGTGAGGGGGACTGCATCTTGTATTTGTCCCCCTCTAACGGTTTGATAAAGGGTTTGTTAAAGTGGTGTGTATTAGGTTGTCCATTAGCCTGTCATTGATTTATCCAAAGTCAAGCCTAGGATGGCTTATGCGGTCTTTTGTGGCCTTATGGCTGTCCTCGGTCTTACGACAGACCCAAACGCCTTGGAGACCCCTTGGCGGGTCTGGAATCGGCATCCCTGCTAGACACTTCGGACGCAATCTGAGACGGGGGCTGGCTGTACTCCCAGCGGATGACCCCCTTCTCGGCGGCGTGGCGGATGTAAATCTCGCCCTTGAACTGGTTCTCATGGTCCTTCAGGCCGGCACGGCCACGGCGCTTGGTCAGGCCGAACTTGTAGATCGGCTCTTCGCCCTGGCAGCGGAAGAGGACGGCGACCTCGCGGAACCAGTTGGTGAACTCGGAGGAGCCGAGGCCCGCGTAGGCTAGGTCGGCGGTGGTCTGGCCTTCCTTGTCGGAGGCGGCCTTGGGCTTCCCGGTGTGATGCATGGCCACGAGGACGGCGCCCGTCTCAAGGAGGATGGGGGCGAGGTCATGGCGCAGGAACTTGGACGCCTGCTCCTGATCGGAGACGTCGATGCCGGCGAAGGAAAGGAGAGGGTCGACGAAGACGATGTCGGCCTTATGCTCGATGATGAGGTCACGCAGGGCCGAGGTGAAGGTCGTGCCTGTCGAGACGGTGTCGCGGTAGATGGCGAGGTGGTCCCTGAGCTGGTCGCGTTCGGCGGTGTCGATGTAAGCCCCGGCGATGACGTCCTGAAGGGCCTCCCCTACGTCGAGAAAATCGTTTTCGGCCTGAAGCACGATGGCCCGCAGAGGACGGACGGGCTTGATGCCGAAGAAGTCCTTGCCGATGCACCAATGGACGGCGGCCTGCATCATCAGGGAGGACTTGCCTGTTCCCGACTGGCCGACGATCAGGAGTGAACCGCCCTTGCAGAGCCAGCGATGGTTGCCGAGGATGCAGTTAGGGTCGTTCTTGCGGTCGGCGGACAGCAGGGCGTCGAAGTCCATGCGGGCAGGGCCGACCTTGGGCTTACGTCCCTTGCGCGTCTCGGCTAGGCGGGCATAATGGTCGAGCAGCGTGTCGGGGTCGGTGGCCTGTTCGGCGGCGACCAGGGCACGGCGCAGGGTCGCGGCGTCCGCGATCAGGTCCGCGTGTTCGGGGCGATATGCCGACTGACCGGCATCGCTGACCAAGAGCGATACGGTGGCTTCGGTCACCGGGCTGTTAACCTGGCGTAAGCGCTGAGAGACCGTCAGCTCGTCGGGGGCGACTCCGTCCACGGCCAGCGAGAGCATGGCGGCGGCGATGTCCTGATGCGCTGGTTCAAAGAAGTCGGAGGGCTGGAGGTCGCCCGGTAAGGGGAGGGCTTCGCGGAGGAGGACGCCGAGGAGGTGGCGTTCCGCGGCGACGTTATTCGGCGGGATCATGTGGAAGAGAGGGTTGGGGTTTGGGGGCGTGGGTGCCCGTGGTCAAGATGCTTTGCGTAGGACGCGGTCTAGGTCGGACTGGCGGTAGTAAGGGACGCTCCGCGGATTGCGGAGGATGCGGACAGGGATGGAGGTGCCGTCGATGCGGTACTGTATGCCGCGGACGGTGCGGTCGTGCTTGCGGGCGTACTCGGAGAGGGTGACCCATCCCTTAGGGGCCTTGAACTTCTCGAGGGCTTCAGCTGCGGCCTTGGCGTCGGGCCATGATTTGAACCTTGGCGACAGGCGATAAACGAACCGACCTCGGGGCATCGTCTTCCGTTCAGCGTAGCCGGCCTTGACGATGCGGGCCAGAGGCAGGGAGACTCCTGCCCGGGTGTTATAACCTAGGAGACGCACGACCTCGATGGTCTTGAGCCAGCCATCAGGGACGTCGTCAGGACAGTTAGGCTGGGCGGTTGGCTGGGTGCGCATCAGCAGGGCGGCGTACTCCTTAGGCTTCATCAGATCAGGTCGTAAGCCGTCGAGCAGATGAACTTGCCTTGGAAGCGGTGGGCCGTCCAGACCTTGCAGTCGCCGGTCTTCTCGTCGATGACCCCATGGAGCCACCCGTTGCACCACTTCGTCGTGGCTAGCCTTCGCAGCGCATAGTCGGCCTTGTTGATGTCCATACAGCACATCGCGGAGACTCCCACAATGGCGGCCTCAAGGTGCTCAATCGTGCAGAGGGAGAAATCGTGAGTGTGCCCATGGATAACGACATCCCCTGGGCGTCCTAGGGTCCGGGCGGTCTCGCGGGTTGCGGCCACGCCAGCCTTGAAGCCGTGCGTGCCGGTGAGTTTCCCGACGCGGAAGCGGTTGACCCCTTCGGAGTCCTTACCCTTGACCGAGTATCGGTGAAACTCCTTGCAACCGATCTCAGCCAAGGTGTCGGTGTATGACTGCACGGCCCGCATGGCGTTATCGCGGCGGTCTCCGTTGCGGGACAGGACTTGCTCCTCGGCACGGATGTCGTGGTTACCCTGCATGAAGATTGTCGGCTTGAGCACCTTGCGCAGGAAGTAATTCCCGTGCTTCAGGTCGTCGGTGATGCCTTCCTCCTGCTCGTCAGGGGTTGCCCCGCGTCTCCAGGCGCCGAAGTCGAAGCAGTCGCCCGTATGGATGCGGAGCTGGGGTCGCCAGCGGCCGATGAACGAGGCCAGCGCGTCCTGCGTTTCTTCACAAACTAATTGGCCGTGGTTGTCTCCAGCGGCTACCCAGCGGATGATGCTCATTTGGAAAGTCCGAGCTCTTGCTCGATTTTGTCACGCATGATGCGGGCTCTGTGGATGTCTGGGGAGAGCCTGCGGTAAACGTTCAAAGTCGCCGTCCTGTAACGAAAGCAGTAACAGCCCTTGTTCTTGAAGATGCGCCTGTTCTGCCTGACGGACATGATGCTTCCTCCTAGCCTTCTTGCGGCTGGTGCCACGCTTGAAATACGAACCCCGAACATGATTGCGGCCATTCTTGTGCTAGAGCCATGCCTTAACTGATACAGGGCCGCGTCTATGGCTTTGCCTTTTGGCGCTCGGGTGCTCATTTGGCGTTGAGGTAAGGGATGGGCTTGCCGGCGTCGAAAGCCGCCAGCATCTCGTCACGGCGTTTGCGGGCCGTGGTCAGGTCGCCGCCGATGTTCTCGACGATGTCCGTGCCGCGACGACGCAGCCGGAACCAGTAGCAGTCGCCGAGGCGTTGCAGGTGATGGTTCGGGTTGTCCTTCACGTTGCGTTCGGACTTACGCTGGCCGTGGCAGATGGTGTACTTGGGGCAGGCGAGCAGGAAGGCCACGCGCTCAGGGGACAGGCCGACCTTGCGGGCCCATGCCAGCGTCTCGGGGGTCAGAGCCTCCATGACTTGGCGAGGATGCGTCCTTCGGACATGATCTGCTGGCGGGCGTTCGGCTTGAAGATGTATTCCTGGTCGAAGGAATGGGCGGCCCGTATCTCGGCGATGCTGTCGAGCTCTTCGTCGTTAGCCGGACCGATGCCGGCGGTGGCGACATAGACGGTGCGGACCTTCCAGCCTTTCTCCCAGAGGATGTCCTGACAGACCCGCAGCTCGTTGATGTAGCGCCAGTCGGAGCAGACCACCGTCTCGGGGGAGGGTTGGTCGTGGTGCTTCATCACCGGGCACCAGTTGGCGAAGTGGCGGGCGAAGACGTCCCGATCCATGCGCCGTGCGAACTTGCCGGCGTGGACGAGGAAGTCGCGGTTATCGACCTTGAAGTCCTCTCGGAAGAAGTCGCCGTCGAGGCCGAGGTAGTCCATGTACTGATTAGCGGCCTCCTTCAGGGCGTCGGCGAAGTTGATGTGCTCGGCGGGGCGGGTGGACCACTCAAGAAGTCCGGAGGCGAGAGTGTCCTTCCCGGCCCTGGCGAACCCCGAGATTAGCACGAGGGTCGGGGCGGCCATCGGCGTGGGTGCTTCGTCAGTCACGGGCTTAGAAGGGTACGCCTTCGGGCGGCAGCGGTTCTTCGGGGGCGGTCGGCTTCTGGCTGCCGCGGGGGTAGGTCATCTTGTATTTATACTGAGGCTTCCCCTGCCACTCGCCGTTGGCCTCGACCTCCACGCCGACGAGGATGGTCTGACCGCAGGCGGGGGAGATGTATTCCATGAACTCAGCCGGGGTAGCATCCAGCCTGATTTCGTTGGTGTATTTGCCGGAGAACTTGCCGACGAGCATGGCGAGGGCCTTGCCGTACTTGCTGGAGAAGTTCTTGGACAGACAGAAGCCCTTGTCGTCGACGAAGAACAGGCGGGCGGACGAAGTGCCGTCCTCCCATTGCTTCACCTTCTCGAACTTGGGTTTGATGAGTTTCAGCTTGTAGGTGCCGTTCGTGCTGATGGACGTGAGGGGCGGGCGGTCGTTGTTTTCGGTGGTCATGGTATTAGGCGAAGTTGATGTTAGTCGCGGCGCTGGGCTTGGCGGCGATGTCGATGGTCGTGATCTCGGTCTGGTAACCGGGCCAGTTGCCCGAGGCGGTGCATTCCTTGTAGAGGGTCAGCGCACGCTCGAAATCGAAGGCGGCTTGGGTCATCAGTTCCGGCCCCAGCTCATAGACCGCGTGGGCGTAGGGCGGCTCCTTCTCGACGGCGATGAAGCGGAAGCCGAGGACGCGGCACTTGTAGGCGGACTCGACGGCGTGCCGGTAGAAGTAAGCCTGGAGGGCGTACTTGTATTTGCGGACGGCCTGCAGGAAGCCGTGCGGGCTGGCATCCTCACAAGTCTTCAGATCGTAGATATAGCCGTCGTCGGAGATGCCGTCGATGGCGCACTTGACCAGGGTATCGCCGAGGAAGGCGGTAAACATGACCTCGGTCTTCGAGAGGACGATGCCGTTGTTCTTCATGCAGACGGCGGCGGAGTTGGCCACGGCGTCGACCAAGGCACCCTCTTCGGCGGTCAGGATGGCCTTGCCTTCGTTAGCGGTGACGAACTCGGCCCACTCGGCCTTACCTTCCTTCGTGCGCTTGTCCACTTCGGGGGCGATGGCGTGCGTGGCGTTGTACGCGTCGAGCCCTTCAAGGGCGAGCTTGTGGACGGCGGTGCCCACTCGCAGGGCCTTGGACTCTTCGCGGGTGCGGGCGAGGTAAGCCTGGTAATGGGCCGGGGACTTGAGCAGTTCCTTGGCTCCGCTTTGGTTGAGGGCCACGATGGAGTCGTAGACGACGCGTTCGGTGATGAGGTCTGGCATGGTATGTTATTGGTTGTTGGTGGGAAAGGTCAGAGCAGCGCCTTGATGGCGTCGGCCTGATCGGGGCGTCGGCGTTCGATGGCGGTCAGGCACATGGTCGAGCCCACGGCGAAGCGGGAGCAGGCGACGGGGCGTTGGGAATAGGTCATGCACTTGCCAGCCTTGGACAGGTAAGGGCAGCGGGCGGGAAGTTCCGCGTATTGAAAGCCGTGCAGTTGGAAGACCGAACCACGGGCGGAATAAAACTCAGTCGTGGTCGGGCTGGCGTCGATGGGCAGGAGGATGCTTTCACAGCAGGCCCCTTTGCAGAGTTCACAGGCTGTCATCTTCGGGGCTTGCTTCTTCGACGGAGGCGGAGATACGGCGCACGTCCTCGATGGCCTTCTCGGCAGCGTTCTCCATCTGTTCGAGGGTGTTCCGCAGGACGCGCAGCTGGACGACCAGGACATGGACCCGGTCATGGAGGGGCTTCACGGCGGCGGCTTCGTCGGCGAGTTCGATGGACTCGGAGAAGACCTGCAGTTCCGTGATCGCGGAACGGTTCAAGTCGGAGAGCGTGATGATGTCGGCATCGTGCTGCTCGTAGCGTCCGGCGATGTGCTGGACGGTCGCAAGCGAGCCCGTGATGTTCTCCGCGAGGCGCTTGATGTTTTCGCGGTTGGTCATCGGGCGAAGGTAAGTTCCTTTATCTCGCCGTTAGGAGCAAGCGTAAAGAAGCGGACATCTGATCGGGCGAAGGACGGGTAGGTCTTGCGCTTCCAGGCGTTGAGGTCGGTCAGGAAGTCGGCGGCCTTGCGGGCCGTGAACTCGACGTACGGGAAGCCGTCCAGGAAGAGCAGCAGGGCGTACTGCTTCGGGACGGTGGCCGCAATCTTCTCGATGCCCTTGGGGGTGTCAGCCATTGGACTGCTTGCCCTCCTTGGCGGCGTGCCATTCCTCAATTCGAGGACTATCTGGGTCTTCAAAGCCAAGCCAAATAGCCAAGTCATCTCCAGCCTTGGTCAGCCGCTCGATGTGCGCTTTCAGCGTCTTGATGTCGTCACGGCGTAGCGTATCGGCGTAGAGGTATGCGGTGAGGGCGTCGGGTTCGGCTTTCAGCCGCTCGACCTCGGCTTCGGCTTTGTTCCTTTCGGACAGCGTCTCGGCTTGTAGCAGGGTCAGCCGCTCGACCTCGGCCTTGAGGCGTGCGTAGTCCTCATAGGAAACCCATCGGCCTTCTTTGCTTGAAACCATCATTCCGAAAAGTTCGGCGTCCGGCTTATTGCAACGATTGCAAAGAAATTGATTTAATTCGTGTCGATCAGGTTCGGTCATAATTGGTTCGCTCATCAGAGTTGCCCGGTCTTGGCTCGGTTCCACTTGGCGATGGTGGCGATGCAGCAGGCTTTCGAGATGGCGTCGAACTGGCAGAGCTCAGACTGCATGATGTCATCGAGGACGCGGGCGAGTTCGTTGCCGGCGTAACGCATGGCCTGGATGTGCTCGGTCTGATTGGCCGCACGGGCTTCGGCGGCCTTGCAGGCTTGGGTCCAGAACTCTGTGTGGTCGGCGGCCTTGAGCTGATTGATTTCAGCGTCCTTGGCGGCGAGGAGGTTCTGGTTGTGCAGGTGCCGCATGGCGGCGTTGATGGGGTCGTAGGGGTCTTGGCTCATTTGGTCAGGGGGCGAGGGGTGGATGCTCCGCCTAGGACGGACTGCGAAGTGGGCGCAGAACGGAAGCCAGATGCCACGGCGCCGTCATCGTCGAGGTCGACTGAGATACCACAGGCGGTCTGGATGGACTGCCGGCGGATGTAGGTGATGGCTCCGCCGATCTGCTGGGCGGTCAGTCCCTCGGCCTTGACGAGCAGGGTGCCGAACTCGAAGCGTTCCCCGGAGCTGTGCAGGAAGGCGGTCGAGACGCCGACCTTTCCCTCCTGGCTGACGAGCGTCTGGATCAGAGCGAGGTCGTGGTCGAGGAGCACGGGCTTGATGGCGTCGAGCAGCGCGTCGAGGGAGACGTACTTGGCCTTGAAGGCGGGGTTGATTTTGTTGGCCTTCACGTTGTCCAGGGCGGCGAGCGCTTGGACGAGGGAGGCGGTGGCGGTGGTGGGGGGCGTGGGTTTGGTGCTCATGGGAGATTATTTGGTTTGTTGGTCGGCCTTCGTGACTTCACCGGCCTTCAGCGTGGCCTCGATGTCGTCGAGGGACATCCGCGTGTAGCCGGGGACGAAGAGGTTGTAATAGGTCACGCCGTTGCGGACGGTCGGGGTCAGCAGGCGGGCGACCTTCTGATCGGGCAAGACGATGTAGGACGAGTCCGCGATGATGCGGTATTCGGCGGGGAGTTTCGGGTCTTTCTTCATGTGATAGGAGAGGTTACAAAGTAAAGGTTCTTACTGAGTTATGTTAACTCAGTTAATCACGCCACGCTTGGCGCTATCGTAAATCAGCAATGCGTCTGAGTTCCACAGGGTAACCTGAACGGTGTTTCCATACAGTTCCATGGCCCGGGCCTTCAGCTTGTTTTTCCATTGGGTCGTGGTCAGTTCGCCCTTCGTGCCGCAGGTGTGCGTCTTCTGCCAGATGGCCGGACGGATGCGGTGGATTTTCCAGCCCATGGCGACCGCGGCGCCGTAGAGGACGCCCGTGTTCCACATCAGTTTACCGATGGCGGACCCGGGGATGTTCTTGCCGGCGAACAGCGGAGGTTCCTCAAGGTAGAGCGAGACGTCCTTGGCCTTGCAGCTCAAGTCAGCGAGGAGTTGGCAGACCTCGATGTCTGACGACGGCATCTTAGCGCACTCGACAGGGTCGCCTTCAAGGGACCAGACGATGCCCCCGTTCACGCCAGGGTCGATCGCGACAAGAAGATGCATGGGCAAGACCCTTGTCACTTGCCACGCTGGGACAAGCGGAAAAGGTTAGCCACGCGGAAAGCGTAGCCGTTCGCCCGGAAGCCTTGGGAGCGGGCGGCGGTCCAGCCGACGTTCCAGACAAGGGCGAGTTGTTCGGGGGTCGGGTCGGTCATGCCGATGCGGTGGAAGTTCGCCCTGATCCAGCGGAGGTGCGAAGCGGCCACCATGTCCTGCGCCGTAGCGTCGCGCCACTTAGACCAGGGGAAGGCGTAATGGCCCTCGGCCTTGAGGCGGGCGGAGGCGTCGTCCCAAGCGGCCTTGTTGACCTGATACATCCCACGCTCCCCGGCCTTACCGATGGCCTTGCGGTTATGCCCGGACTCGACCTCGGCGACGGCCTCGAGGAAGGCGGCGTCGGTCTTGGCTTGGGCGTTGAGCCCGAGGAGCAGCAGGGCGACGACGGAGAAGCGTTGGTTTAGGGTCATTTCCAGAAGATGATGTATGCGTAGGCCATCAGGTAGACCACGGCGTAAGGGATGACGACCCAACGGATTATGAAGGAATGACGGCTCCGAGTGCGCTCAATAATGAGGCAGACTTTTTGCATTTCATTCATGGCTGGCCCTTGCCCTCCTTGGCGGGTTTATTCTCACAGACAGCATACATACTGCACCCAGATATTTGCTTACGGCATCCGCAGGGCTTACCCTTATCGCACAGGCGTGGGCGTGTTGCAAACCAGCGACTAATCTCGTTTGTAAGCCAGAAGAAGAGGCAGAATGTAACGATGAAAATGAGGATGTTCATTTGGCGTTGCCCTCCTTGGCGGCGTTCCAGCGTTGGACGGATTGGTGAACGATGGTCGGGCCGTCGTAGTCTTTAGCCATCTCCTCGTTGAATTGGATAGAGGAAGCCATCGCATCCCCGGCCTTGGTCAGACGCTCGACCTGTGCCTGTAATTCCTTGTTAGGCATAAGGGTGCAATTACAGAAGACCATCAGATGCTCAACCTCAGTCTTGAGGCGGGCGTTCTCGGCCTTGAGGGCGGCGACCTCCTTGTTCAGCTCGCCGACGCGGCGCATCATCGTCAGTTCTAGGTCGCTCATACGCGTCTCGGGACTTGTGATCCGGCGACCTCGAAGCCGTCGACCTCGTAGGAGTAGGTTATCCCGACCCAGCCACCGGCGGCGGCGTAAGCCTGGAGCGATACCTTCACGGCGCCGTCTTCGTGCAGGGCTTCGTGATAGTGGTGCAGGAGTTTCTTCATGCGGCCGGAGGCGATGGCGGTCTTGTTTGAGCAGATGTCCCCGGTCATGATGCGCTCGTTGATTTCGTAGACCTCGGAGAGTAGGGCGACCATGCCGTCGAGGTGGCGGAAGGAACTCATTTGGCGTTAAGTTCGGTGACGCGGGCAATCGCCTTGGCCGGGTCGGTTTCGTATGCGAAGCACTTGTTCGGCCCATCGTACAAATAAGCCTTACCACGGAAGTGAGCATAGGTCTTGCCCCTGTCCAGCTCGGGATCGGTGTCGTGGAAGTAGTACCGAATGCCGTGGTCGGACTCATTGTATTCAACCTTCCAGCGCGGGCGTGTCGTATACTTGCCGCGAAGCAAGTCGTCCTGGCGGTCACACAGGGCGCGCAGCGCGTTGCAGTTGCGGTGCAGCTGACGGGCCATGCTCCAGGGGAACAGCCACCAGAGGCGGGGGAGGGAGTCGGGTTTGATGATGGTCATGGGATTGTATGGGCGGTGGGATGGGTCAGGCATGGGTGGATTTGTAGGCGTCGAGGATGGCTTTGTTGCGGAGGTAGCGGGCCTTGGCGGCGGCTAGGATGCGTTCCTTGTTCTTGAGGTAGTAGTTCTGTCGGTAGCCGGGGTTGCGGGCAACCCATGCCTCGGTGATGGCGATGACTCGCTCCTTGTTGGCCGCGTAGTAAAGGCGGCGCTTGTAGTTGGCGATTTCCTTGTCGGTCATGGTCGTATTAGTTGCGGGTCTTGTACGGGCCGCGGCGGTTAAGGTTGACCCAAGTCGTGCCGGTCAGGTCGAGCCAGGTCCGCAGGGTGCAGACGGTCGTGTCCAGGGCGGCGGCGGCGTCGGCCTGCGTCTTGCCGGCGGCGTTGAGCGCGGCGATCTGCGGGAGGATGGCCTGCAGGCGTCGGGCGGCGAACTCGGCCATCGGGCGTTTGAGGGGGATGACGCGACCGGCGAAGGTCAGCGTCTCGGTGTAGGGGTGGTGTGCGTTGGGCATGGTGGGAAGATTAGGCGAGGTGCCAGCAGAGGATGGTGACCTTGGGGTTGGAGTGGGAACCAGCGTCCCGGTACTCGACGACCTGATCGTAGCGGGAGCACACGTCGGCCTTGGCCTTGGCGGTGACGTACTTGTTGAAGTCGCCGGCGGTCGGTTCGCTGGCGAGGACGACGAGCTGACCGCGGACATGGTCGATGCCGTAGAGGGCGTAGGCGCCGAGGCCCTTGACGCAGCCGTCCCTGTCCTTGAGGCTGGCGGCCTTGCGGAAGTCGATGGCCTTGCGCTTGAGGAGTTCGGTCATAGCCTTGTCGGAGACGAGTTCGGCCTTGGGTTTGGTGGTATTGCTCATGTGTTGTGTGGGTGGGAAATTAGCGGTGGCTGCGGACGGCCTTGGCGGACTTCACCGGCTCCGGGCCGTTGATGACGCGGTAGAGTTCGGGACCGCAGAAGGTCACGATGGCGAGCCAGCCGATGGCGGCGATGGCGAACAGGGTAGCGAGGGCTTTCATGTGTTTGGTGGTGCGTCAACATCCTTGGCAGACTGTTCCGCATTCGTCAAGGGTCTTTCCGCAAGGGCCAAAAGAAGACCCCCACTTGTCTCGTCAGACAGAGGCGGGGGCCGTTATAAGTTCCAATGTGCCACCCTAGGCCGCCACGTCAAGGGGCAATAGACCCCTCTGGCTTGCCCTCAGAGGCGGGTTTACCCTTTAGGGGGTGTCTTCCCCTTCATGGCCTTGATACGGGCCAGCAGGGCGTCACTTAATTCGGGGGCCGCGTAACCAGCGCACCCGGCGGCGGCGAAGGCCAGGGCCTCGGAGGAGAAGTAGCCCTTCGTGCCAAGCCCGACCAGAAGCGAGGTCAGTCCAGCGGTGGCCGTGCGGCGCAGGATGTAGCCTAGCGACTGCTTCTCGCTGGAACAGAAGTAACGGACCAGCCAAGAGACCGAACCGATCAGGATGCCCATGCCGATGTCGCGGGCCTCGACGGGAATCTCGTCGGGGGAGGGAGGTTGGGGCAGGGCGGCGCTCACGAGATGCGGGGCGGCTTGGCGTTGGGGGCGAGCATGACGCGGCGGTAGTCCTGCGCCCAGAGCATCTTGGCCAGGGCTTTGCCGGCCTTGTCGACTTCGGCTTCGGCCACGCCGGGGAAAGGCAGGTGGACCTGCTCATGGCACAAGACTTCGAGCTGACGCTTGGCGCCGAGGCGGGGGTCAATCTCGATGAGGTCTTCGCCGATCGTGGCCTGACCCCAGGCACGCTCACGGCCTAACTTGCGCCA